AGAACAAAGTATTACCGGTGTTCTCTATACGGATAAAGAATGGGATACCAATTGGGGCGGTAGCACACAATTCAAGCAAGGCGATGAATACGGTGCAAGTGAATACGAACCACGAAAACTAATTACATTTGATGCCAGTGTTCTACACATTGGATCAGGACCACAACGACGTTGTAAAGAGATGCGTAGTATTATTGCGTTCCAAGCAGTGCAGACGGACGCACTCAAGGCACGTTTAAATAAAAATTGACACGCCATCATAAATATCTTACAATACTACTATAGAGGACTAGGGTGTTCGACCCTCTTTAAATATTCCGCACACTCCATAACCAAGGAGTATAAACATGGCAAAATATATTAGTACAAAAACATACAGACATTTAGGTCCTGTTGCATACAGACAGTGGCGAGCAGATTCACACTGCAACCAGATCCACGGATATGCACTGAGTTTCCATTTCGAGTTTGAAACTGATGACCTGGATGCTCGGAATTGGGTAGTTGACTTTGGTGGATTACGTCCACTAAAGGACAGCTTAGAAGACTGGTTTGATCACACTCTTCTAGTAGCACAGGATGATCCAGACCGAGACACACTACTAGAACTAGGCAAAAAAGGCCTAGCAAAGATTACAGAAGTTGAAAAGACTGGATGTGAAGGTCTGTCAGACTTTTTGTATGAGTATGTAAACACAATATTTTTACCAAGTTGGGAACCTGGCACTAGGGTATGGTGCTGTAAGGTTGAGGTAAGAGAAACTGACTCAAATATGGCTATGAGAGTTGGTCACAGAGAAGATGGAGAATTCGATGTTTAAGTGCATTATGAAATGGCTAGGAGTTGGTGATACATCCACTGTCATTACAGAAGCTGAGCTTAACAAGATGACAAAGAAGGAAATCGATGACTGGGCAGCAGGTCATGGTATCAACCTCGATCGTCGTCTTACAAAAGCTAAGATGATTGATGAACTAAAAAACCACGTAACTGTAGACTAAGAGGCGTCAATGAAAGTAAGATATACTGAAGCGTTTTATTCAGTTCAAGGAGAAGGTCGCTGGACAGGTGTGCCCAGTGTATTCCTTCGTATGTATGGTTGTAACTTTACATGTCCTAAGTTTGGTATTGCTAGGAACAGTAACGAAACAGCAGAGCCTCAGATTCAAAAGATTGTAGATGAGATTGATAACTATGATACACTCGAGGATCTCCCACTTGTGACTGTAGGGTGTGATAGCTATGCAGCTTGGCACCCTGCATTCAAACGTTTTCAACACGATGTAGATATTGATCAGCTGGTTGATGATCTACTTGCACTTACACCAACAGGTGCTTGGTCATTGGATAATGGTCAGGATATCCATTTGGTAATCACAGGCGGTGAGCCTCTATTAGGTTGGCAACGAGCATATATACAGTTGCTAGAACATCCACGCATGAAGGACTTGAAGAATGTCACGTTCGAAACCAATACTACACAATCTCTGTCAGAGGATTTCAAAACGTACCTCACAGATAATCAACAGGTACACATTACATTCTCTTGTTCCCCTAAACTATCGGTTAGTGGACATACTTGGGTTGATGCTATCAAGCCTGATGTTGCTGTTGGGTACGCTAGTCTTCCTAACAGCCACTTGTATCTTAAGTTCGTTGTTTCTGATGATGTTGACGTGGCAGAAGTTGATAGAGCTGTTGCAGAATATAGATCTACGGGACTTGAAGCGCCCGTTTACCTCATGCCTGTGGGCGGCACAACGGACAGCTACTTCAAAAACGGTCGTCAAGTCGCAGAGCTCGCCCTCAAAAAAGGCTACAGATATAGCCCACGCCTCCACGTCGACGTCTTCGGTAACGCCTGGGGAACTTGATCAAGAAGATAGATTTCGTAAAGCTGGTGCATTATGAAAACAGTTTGGGTACGTCATGGACAGTCAGAATATAATGCTAAAAACCTAAGCACAGGTTGGCACGATCCTGAACTTACTGAACTTGGAGTACAACAAGCTCTTGCAGTTGCAGAACAGTTAAAAAATAAGTATCCAGTTATTGCAAGTGCGCACTGTAGTGATTTGCGTAGAAGTTTTTACACAGCTCGTATTATTATGTCAACTTGTCCTTGGTTTGACGACATAAAGGTAGATAGTTTACTAAGAGAACGAGACTACGGTGACTGGAGTGGAAAAAACAAGGACGAGATTTGTGTAGAGCTAGGTGAACCTGCTTTTATGAATGTTCGTAGAGGTTGGAATCGTGCACCCGAAAACGGAGAAAGTTTAAAGGAATGTGCTGATAGAGTTGCAACATTCCTAAAAGACTTAGAAGAAGAAAATAATTTACCTCATCTTATTGTGTGTCATGGCAATACGATTAGAGCAGCAAGTGTAGTTCTAGGAAAGAACACTGCTGAATCAGTACGTGACTGGGAAATAGGAACAGGAGAGTTTATCGAATGGGACTCTTAGACGATGCAAAGAAAGCAGTAGGACTAGGAAAGGCTAAAAAAGTAGAACCAAAGCCTGCACCAAAGCCAAAGAAAAAATCACCTAAAGAGATTGCTACAGAAGCAGGCGAGCCTTGGGTATCGGTACTCAACGTTGAAGTTGACCCTGCCAATCCAGGTAACGGTGCGTTTGAACTAGATTGGAACGAGCACTTTATTAAACAGTTATGGAAAGCTGGATATAGAGACGAAGATGAAAACGATATGGTTGATCGTTGGTTCCAGGATGTGTGCAGACACGTTGTTATGGAAAGTTACGAAAAAGAAGAAGCAATGGTCACTCGTAACGACTTAGGTGATGGCAGGACTGAATACAGATGATCCGAGCTGTACCTCGTCAAGTAGCAAGGAACTATCTCAATACAATGGGCATGAGTTGGCTGCTTTATACAATTATAACAGCTATGATTTTTGGTGCTCCCCTAAGTCCATTAGGATTTTTAATTCTTACTCTTATCACTGACTGGTGTTGGTGGAGAGTTTTCAAACACGCAAACAATCTATGAAAATATATCTAAACGGTGATAGTCACACTGCTGGTGCTGAACTTGTAGGCGATTACTGCTTCGCAAGTGACGATCCTCAATACCTTCATATGGGAGAGCTAGCACACCCTCGTTGTTTGGAATTAAGTTACGGTGCAAAACTAAGTCGTACTCTAAACGCAGGCTACAACTGTGATGCTATTAGTGCTAGTAGCAATGCACGTATCTTACGAACCACTAAAAGGTTTATTAGCGAAAAAAGACCCGAAACTGTAATTGTTATAGGTTGGAGTACATGGGAACGTGAGGAATGGTTTTACAATGATTGGCACTATCAAGTAACAGCAAGTGGAACAGACAGTGTACCTGATAAACTTGCAGACAAATACAAGCAATGGGTTAATGAACAAACCAGTGAAGAACTTGTAAAAAAGCAAAAATACTGGCACGAACAAATATATCTATTACACAAAGAACTATTAGAACGTGATATCAAGCACGTTTTCTTTAACAGTTACAGTCACTTTGACAGTGTAGATCCTGTAGATTGGAGCGATTGTTATATTGATCCTTATACACAAGCAGGCACATATTGGCATTGGTGCAGTGCACAAGGATTTACTACAGTCAACAATGGTTACCATTATGGTGAAGACGCACACACCGCTTGGGCACGTTATTTGTTGCCACGGTTGACAACTGTTGAAAATGCTAGTAACATAGTTAAAGTTAAGAAGGCTAAGATCAACACAGTTTTACGAGTGAATAGATGACTACATATCTGCTGGTAGATACAGCGAACACGTTTTTTAGAGCACGACACGTTGCTCACCGTGGCATGGATCAGTGGACCCGCTTGGGTTTTGCTATGCATGTAACTATGAGTGCAGTTAACAAAGCATGGCGCATCGCAGGTGCAGATCATGTGGTATTTGCACTCGAGGGTAGGAGTTGGCGCAAGGACTATTACGAGCCTTACAAGAAGAACCGTAAGGTTGCCCGAGATGCACTAACTGAAAAAGAACAGGAAGAAGACAAACTGTTCTGGGAGACCTATGATGAACTTACAACATTCCTCAAAGATAATTCAAACTGTAGCGTCCTTAGATGCGAAATTGCGGAGGCTGACGATATTATTGCACGTTGGATTGATATGCACCCTAGTGACGACCATGTTATCGTTAGCAGTGACAGCGATTTTGTTCAACTGGTTAGCGACAATGTAAAACAGTACAACGGCATACAGAATCAAATGATCTCATTAGAAGGTGTGTTTGATGATTACGGCAAGCCTGTAAAGGACAAAAAAACAGGTGAGCCTAAAGAAACACCCGATCCCGAATGGGCTCTGTTTGAGAAATGTATGCGTGGTGATAGCACAGACAATGTGTTTAGTGCTTATCCTGGTGTACGCAAGAAAGGCACTAAGAACAAGGTTGGTTTGCTAGAAGCATTTGAAGATCGTGCTAGCAAAGGCTACAACTGGAATAACATGATGCTACAGCGTTGGACAGATCACAACGGCGAAGAGCATCGTGTACTAGATGATTATGAGCGCAATCGCACACTGATTGATCTTACTGCACAGCCTGCAGAACTTAAAGAGTACATTGATACAAGTATGCGTGGACAAATGGATACTAAGACTAACAAAATGGTCGGTGCTAAGTTCCTCAAGTTCTGCGGCAAATATGAACTGAATAGGATTGCTGAAGATGCTACAAAATATGCAGAGTGGTTACAAAAAGGATATCATGTTACAGGCTAAACCTATTGTACCAAACAAGTTTTGGATAGTTGAAAAGAATGGCCAAAAGGTTGGCACACTTCGTCACGACAAAGACTTTGTACTTACAGTAGGAAACAAGAATGCACGTTTTCCAGACGAAGCTACACTATTAGCAAGAGCCAAAATTAGTTTTGGTAATCTAGTAGAAGTGGTAGAAGAACCTAAACGTAAACATGATGTACACGGTTATCCTTGTAAGAGCGAACCTTTTAACGATATCTTTGATGTGAAGCGTAAACTGCCTCTTTATACCAAAACACCTAAGAGTCAGAGCTTTTATTGTGCAGGATATTATATAATTAATTTTGACCATGGCTGGGTAAAAAGTTATTGTCCAAAGCTAATTACACTTGGACGCAATGAATACAAAGGACCTTATAAGGATCGACTAGAGATGCAAGAGCAGTTAAGGTTAGCACAAAATGAACCGTCCTAACTTTGGTAATCTAGAACGTTTTGCAAACCGTTGTGCGGGTACTAATAGTGAGAACATTACAGT